CTTTTATGATGAAAGTGATGTTGCTTCTATGATTGAAGATGTGGGCGCAAATCCTGCCGACTTTGATGTAAAAAACTGGTTGGATGAAGAATGAGTCGCTCCAAAACTCTCACATTCAAACCACCTTGCAAAGTGAAAACAATTCTCCTGATTTTCACCGTTGCGTTTCTACTTTCACCAGCAGTTCGCAACGTAACATCTAACACATTACACACTGTTGCTGATATTATTTCACCTCAATGATTGAAACTGATTTCTTCATTCTCACCTCTGAACAGTATCACCAAACTCTTCAAGATGCTGCAATCAAAGGTGTATCTGTAGATTACTATTTGCTGGAGTTCACAGATGTTTTTGGTACAGATGTTGTGTATAATGGAAGTGTTTAGTTACGGGATACATTACTACTGCAGGACCACTTACAAGGTATCAAAAAGCAAGAGGCATTGATGTAAGTTTAAGAGAGAAAGTTTCAATGAATTAAAGTTACTCACCTTCAAAGTGTCCTAGTAGTATGACACATTACAATCCCTACGTTCAGAACCTCATTGAAATGGGTTACGATGAGCAAGACTGCCGCAATGTTGCTGCAGTTGGTGAAACAAACGTAACCTATCCGCGTACCATTCACGGTCGCACATTTGCTACCGAAACTGAATACAAAGAAGCACTCGCTGACTTTATCAACGGAATGTGATTTTCCAAGATATTAAAGTCACAAACTCAAACCACAATTCTTAACACAAATGCCTGTCACTCTCACCAACAACTATAAAGAAATCTTCAACGAAGAAATTGTCAATAAGATTGATGAGTTTCTGGAAGAAAACTATGCTCTGGAGGATATTCTAGAGTTCATTGATGCAAACTCTGAGGAGGATTTTCTTAACTATTACGAAGAATATGTGACGCAAGGTGAGAATCTTGGTTATGATGTAGTTGATGCTTTCGTTGAAGAGTTTGGTCTTTCTGATGTAGAGAACGCAGAGAACGCATACGTTGGAGAGTATCGTTCAGAAGCAGAGTTTGCAGAGGAATATACATCTGAAAAGTACAATATTCCTTCATTTGTTGTCGTTGACTGGCAAGAAACTTTTGAGTGTAATCTACGTCACGACTTCACATTTGTGAATGGTTATGTGTTTCGAACTTACTACTGATTAAAGTTACTCACCTTCAAAGTGTCCTAGTAGTATGAACGCACACGACCTCTTCGACAGCATTGCTCTCACTGAGCAACTTGCACTTGAAAACTATCAACAACGCAATGGAGTTGTTGATTATCTCCTCGATGGAGTTTGTAATCACTACTTTCCAAAGTATGATTGGAATGGTAAGCGTGACGGTGAGATTTGCCTCACGTGTAAAGTTTCCAAGACTGTAAAAGGACAACTCCGTTATACTTTCCAGATTGACGGTAAGCGTATCGCAGAGAAAAACATCTGGTCGAAGTTTAACTCTCTCGGTGCATTTCGTATCTGATTCTTCTCACAAACTGTAACACAAATGATGAAAGTTTATGCTGTAATTGGTGGATGGGATTATGAAGGTGAAGACTTCAATTCTCTGAAACTGTTTGATTGCAAATCCACTGCAGATGCTTATACGATCTATCTGCAAGAGAATGAAGGTTATGATTACTTCAAGATGGAAGTTCGTGAGGTGTGTATGGAATCTAACCTCTGTCCTGCCTGAATTAAAGTTACTCACCTTCAAAGTGTCCTAGTAGTATCACCACTTACCCCAAACCACAATGCGTAAGATCGAAGCACAAATGAACCGCGCAATCTCCCAAGAGATTGATTGGAAAAAAGACAACACTCAAGTCATTAACATTGAAGGTGTAAGTTTCGTCTATCTGTATAACAATCTGATTGCAATGGTAGGTGATACTTGGTTGGAATTGTTTGATGGAGGTTATCAATCAGTAACCACCAAATCGCGTCTCAATGCTATTCTCTCTGAACACGGCAATAGAGAACACATTTATCAAAAGAATTTCAACTGGTTTGTGTCTACTAAGTATGGCGACATTCCTTTCAACAATGGTATCAAACTCAACTGAACTTAAATGATAATCATGGACGCTAATCTCAAACAACAAGCAATCGTTGAAGCACTGGAGTTTTATATTCAACAACTTCACGATGTTAATGCAAATCAAGCAGCAATTGATTTATTCTCCCAAGTGCTAAAAGAAGTGAATCCAAATGATGACTGAAGAACAAATTACTGAAGAACAAATTGATGCTCTCAAAAGTCTTATTAGCACTGTAATCTTTGAACTTGAGATGTCACATTTCCTGATAGATGATCCAACTGAAAGTCACAACATTCAAAAAAAAGCAGATGATTACTTCTTACAATACCTGAACATTCTTCATAATGCCAATGTCCCTGATTCTTAAATGTCTCTCCCGCGCTGAAGAGTTAGCAAACGAAATCAATGGTGATTTGTTCTATGTACCTGAAGAAGATGTCCAACAACTCATCAGCAAACTCACCGAAGATAATCTAGAAGAGATTGCATCAGAACTCGCAGATTTAGCATACTGGTTTAACTAATTTCATACAAAGAGGAAGGGAGTTTGCCTCATCTACAATCAAAAGTGACTTCCGTAGAGTATAGATAATTCCAATAAAAAGGTGGTTGGGTGAACACGAGCGCGATTGGTAACCGCGCTCTTTTTTTATGTTTATTGATAGAACCAATAACAACCTTTCCAAGTGTATTTGTGTGGATGTTTGAGTGATTTATCACATCCACTTGCTCCACCAGTTCCTAAAACTCTCCCTGCTTCTCTTACACTTGAGAACGTATATTTGACTTGATTTGTAATCTTATCTACGCCATAGATTGCGTGACTTTTCTTTTTATTCTCTAACTTGATTATTCTGTGACCTTTAACTTTCCATCCGTGTTTGATATAACGACAAAGGTTTCCATTTGTGATATTTAATGCTTTCGCACATTCAGTTAAACTATCGTAAAACTTTTCTTCCAGAGTATCAACATTTATCGTTTTTACTTTGACACAACTATGCTTACCGTCACCTCTTATCTTAAAACCAACGCCGTTTCTTTTCATTGATTTTCTTATATTTTCAATGTGTTCTGGTGTCTTCTCAACCCCACTCATTGTAATGCTTATTCTATTTTTTAGTTCGTCACTTATTCTATACTGGCAGCCAGATCCTGAAGTTTGATTATATCCATTGATGTAAGAGTTGTATTCATTTATCCAGTAAGTTTCTCTATCGTCAAGTATATCCGCAGAGCACTCTTCTATCACCCTAATCTTAAACTTATCTTCTCCATATTTGCGTAGAGATCTGTATAGTGGAGCATCATTCATTCTCCGCGCTTCATATAGATGTTCCTTCCACTTTTTGTTCAGTTCGTGTATAGTTTGACCTATGTAATATTTGCCAGTTTCTTTATTGAAAATGGCATAGATTATTCCTTGGTTCATTGCTGATAAGACGCTCTAATAATATGTATAAATAGCACCTTTTTGATGGTGTTTTGCTATACTAACTGATGGAAAAAATAATGTAAAATAAAAGGTGTATGAGATTGTTATATTGATCGTGGTATCTTTAATAAATGTGTGATCTTGTAGTCATTTTAGACAGCATAACATAAGGAACGCAATCCGTCAACCCCCAAGGGCACAAAATCCTCACAAGACCCTCCCAGAGTCCCCCGGAACCCACATAAATACTCCCCAGGTACTTGACACCTACTCCAAGACATTATAGAATGATTCCATAACTCAAAGGAGCGTACTTATGTCGGTTGCGTATCATCAAGCACAGAAGCAGCGTTATAGGATCACTCTGGAAATGAACGTTCTAGCAGACTTCGATCCACACCAAATAGACTGGGAGAAGTTATTCGAACTTGAACCATCTGAGAAGTGTGAAGCATACGTTGAGGACCTCGATTGTCCCTCTAAGTGGTAAGAAACGCACTTTTAGTTTTGTCCCTTAATACATCAAAAACACTATAAATAAAAAGGTATTAAAGGACAAAATACCTATGAACTATTTTAGAGAAATCCTCATCGAAAAACTGGGTGGAAAGTGTGTAGAATGCGGTTGCACTGAAACATTAGAGTTCGACCATATTGACCCCCCCACAAAGTCATTCAACATTTCCACAGGGTATCACAAACCCAAGGAAGTTTTGGAGGAAGAGTTATCAAAGTGCCAACTTTTATGTAACAAATGCCACATCGAAAAGAGTAGGAAAGATGCTAGGTTTCGTCCCAAGAATTGTGCTGGCGGGAGACCGAAGAATTACACTTTTCTGGGTACGACAGAGAGAATGCGCGTACCTTATGTGAAGCAAATGAGTGCTATCTTAAATGAGTTAAATCGTATCGCAGAGTTAGGTCACGATCCGACAGACTATCTGGATGAGTTTATAGAACGTCTGCAGACAGTAGAGTAGCACTAGTGTTCGACAATTAAAGTTACTCACCTCTAAAGTGTCCTAGTAGTATGAGTAACACCTTCTACACTTCCCCTCACACTGGTAAAGTTTACCGTTGTGAAGTTAACACTGAGTGGCGTCAGAATTGGGACGCAAATGGTAATGCTTTCAAAGACTATTACAACACCTATAGTTACTTTGAGGGTGATAAGTTCGTCACCAAAACTCTCTACAATGACGACAAATCTCTGAGCACAACATTTGGTGTACTGGAGGGTGTTTATGCTCCCTGGTCTACATCTCCCCGCGACTGATAAGTAACACAAACTCCCCACACTTTTCTTCTCACAATGACACTTACTGAACTCGCTTCAATGTCTACTCTGGATCTGATGATTGCTGAGGTTCAGGGTAAGGTTAAGGTCACACGGTTAGCATCTGCGAAACCCCGTAAGTCTGATCTGGTGATGACACAAACGAAGGGAAATCGTTGACGCACAAATCGCTCCAGTGGCACCAACTTCGTTACACAAGTCTGATCATTCTTCACTCACACAAACCCACTTCAATTCTTCCCCAAATGACTACCACTCTTCAGTCCAATCCTCTTGACGTTTCCTATAACGGTTGGGAGAACTATGAGACCTGGAATGTTGCACTCTGGATCAACAATGATGAGGGTCTTTATAACATCGCAATGGAGTGCGGTTCGTATCAGGATTTCGTTGAATATATCAGCGAGTTCATGACACAAACTCCTGATGGTGTTCGGTTTGATGATCCTGCTGTAAATGTCATCCAAATCAATAGCGACGTGTTCGACTTCTAAGTTATAGCAAGTGGAATGAGTGCGCCACTATAAAGGGTTGGAAATCTCCGACCGTTAAAGACACTCAATGTTCCACACTGTTTCTTACACTTTTCTTCTTCATTATGTCCAAGTCTGTTATGCTCTCGATGCTGGCTCAAGGTAACACTGGCGATGAGATTCTGTCGATTCTGGATGCACTGACCGCTGATAATGTTTCGGAGGTTGCTGATAACGAACCGACACTGAATCCTATCGAGTTCTGATGTCGTAGACAGAGCGTTAGCGATAGTCTACTGTGCGTGCTCTGGTTGACACTGGGGCACGCATATGTTATGCTTAGGTGATGATAGTGATTCGACAGTTATTTGCGGTCGGTTTGTTATAGCGCGGCGCGGCGTTGCGTATATAAAAACCCAAACTACCCTAACCTACACTGTATGTCTTTTTCGACCTCTTTATCACTCTCATATAAAAAATTTTTCCGGTAATCAAATGCCTTATAAAGATCCGAAAAAACAAAAAGAAGCAAAAAGAAGATACTATTTAAAAAACAAATACGGTATAACTGACCCCCCAAAATTTCCCCCAATAAAAATTCCGAATAGTATAAAAGAAACTCAATACCCTGGGTATTATATTGGAGATGATGGTAAGGCATATAGAGTTCCTGGGATATATGATAGAAATTCAGAAATTAATGAGTATGGATTAATACCTCTGAATATGTTTCTGAGAGGAAATCGATTAGGAAAAAAATATCAGTATTTTTCCATCAATATCACTCTTCGGGACGAGACTGGAAAATTTCTGCATCAAAAAAGAGCATATATTCACAGATTGGTTGCAGAGGCATTTATTCCAAATCCATATAATCTTAGTGATGTAGACCATATCGATAGAAATAAACATAATAATTCTATAGATAATTTAAGATGGGTAAGCAGAGAAGAAAATATGTCTTGGAATGCAAAACCATTTTATATCACTGACACTAAGACTGGAAAAGTCTATGAGGGGGAAAATAATATTAAGTGGATTAAAGAAAATTGGGATTGGATATCATTAAGAACAAAAATGAAACAAGTTGATTTTATTAAACTATTAAATTACAGAAAAAAAGCAAATGGATTTATACTCCAAAAACTTGAAAAAGAATAGATCCCCCTATTGGAATTTCTGGAAGGTAGTCTTTGCGGGATGGTTAATACGTTATCCTGGAAAAATTTTCAGAATTATCGGAATCCCCCTCGGATTTCTCATAGTAATGATATATAATGCGGTGACTAGATAAAAAATCCGGAAAAAATTTTATGGAAAATTACGAAAAATTATATCACATATACGCAAAGGATCGGTGCATTTATCACAGCCTCCCAGAGAATAAATTCTCTGAAATCTGGGATATGTTACACAGAATGGTTGATTTGTTGGGTGCAAATATTTCAAAAGAAGATTTACAGTATGAAGAAGTTACTATTAATAAACTCATAGTACAAAACTCATCATATTGACAAATACTAAATAGGACGATAAAATTGATCTGAAGGTTAATTTAACTTATGGCAAAAGGATTTACAGTAAAAGCAACTGCACCAACAAAACCCAAAGAAGAATGGGATATTGATGCGATTAAAGAAAGAATGAGAGGGAAGAGCATTGTATTTTGTCTCCCAGGTCGTGGATGTTCTTTCATTTTTCTCAAAGCATTTGTACAACTTTGTTTTGATCTTGTTCAAAATGGAATGAGTATTCAGATTTCTCAAGACTACTCTTCGATGGTAAACTTTGCACGTTGTAAAGTTCTTGGTGCAAATGTACTTCGTGGACCAAATCAAATTCCTTGGGATGGTAAACTAAACTATGATTACCAACTTTGGATTGACTCGGACATTGTTTTTGATTCTAACAAATTCTGGCAACTCTGTGACGTAGCTCTTCCTTCTGAAGGAGATGAGCGTGAGATTGTTGCAGGTTGGTATGCAACAGAAGATGGTGTCACAACATCTGTCGCTCACTGGTTAGAAGAAGATGATTTCCGAAAGAACGGTGGTGTGATGAATCATGAAACCGTGGAATCAATCTCCAAGCGCAGAAAGCCTTTCACAGTTGACTATACTGGTTTTGGGTGGGTTATGATTAAGCACGGTGTTTTTGAACAACTTGAATATCCTTGGTTTGCTCCGAAGATGCAAGTTTTTGAATCCGGAGCTGTTCAGGATATGTGTGGAGAAGATGTATCATTCTGTCTTGATGCAAAAGAAGCAGGATTTGATATCTGGTGCGATCCTCGCATCAGAGTTGGACATGAAAAAACTCGTATTATTTGATTTGGAGGTAATTTATGGCTAAAGGTGGATCTAATAAGACTCTATTTGAACCGGGAGCACCTAAGAAAACTCGTCAAGGACGTTCTGCTCGCACATTGCTGAGTGCTACTTCTCGCAATGGTCGTAAAAAGAAATATCGAGGACAAGGTAAATAAATTTCAGAGTGCTTAAATAGAAATAAGCACTCTTTTTTTATGCTTTCAGAGAAAGAACTTCATATTCTAAATTGGATCAAAGAAGTATCAAAGATAAGACCAGAACTTAATGGTTTTGCAGTCTGTCCTTTTGCATCAAAAGCAATATTTAAGATTGTAGAGTGCTCAGTTGAAGATATTATCCCAGTCGAAGAATATCAAGTTATTATTTTTATTGTTGAGGACTACTTAGACTTAGATTCAATTCAGTTTTGGGTTGATTTTTACAATAAAAAACATGAAAAGTGGAAATTTTTTGAAGATTGTGGATTATATGACACATTTATC